CATTTGTAGTTTTATCAATGGGGAAGTGCATCAGGGAATTTGGTGGGCATGTCTGCCGCACGACGGCCATACACATGCGATTCCAGCAGTAGCATCTGGATCAGCACACGACGGAAAAGTCACTCCAGTAGCCGAGCGTAATAGATTCAACACAACAGATCCGCAGCCAGATCATAGACCCGAGCACCCGCAAGGGGATAGTATTTCTAGACAAGGTTTAGAAAAAGATTTACGCCGTGGCCATATTAATGCTGGCCCATTTAGAAATGCAGCAAAACACACAGGACACGGATATGGTGTGCTGACACCAGGCCAGCATCAGTTTGTAATGGACGACGGTGAAAGCGGACATAGTGGACAAATTCGTTTACGGACTAACTCTGGCAATACTTTCATTATGGACAATGATGGTGGCTTCATTTATATGATTAATGCCAGCGGTAATGCGTGGTTTCAGTTAGATGCAGCCGGCAATGTGGACTTGTATGCTGCTGGTGATTTTAGTGTTAATGCTGAAGGTAGTATCAACTTACGTGCAGGCAACAATATTAATATGGAAGCAGGTAATAACATAAACGCAAGAGCCGGAGCAAATCTTGTTGCTGAGGCATGCGAAGTAGTAAACATAACTGGTACAGCTGGAATGAAACTTAGTACAAACCAGAATATGAATATTTTAGCAGACAGTCAGTTTAAAATGACCGGTCAACGAATTGACTTAAACGGTCCCGCTGCAGATCGTGCAGCACTACCAGCTGAAAATAGTTTAATTACAAATGCAAGCATTGGTAAAAGTATTGCAGGACGTGTCCCCGAAGCCGAACCCTACGGCGGGCATGCCGCCCGTGACGGGGAACAACCTACAAGAGCGCCTGGAAGTTCCCCTGTGCCCGACAACAATATCACTCCAGCAGCTGAAAGCTATGAAGATAAACCACCTGTAGAAAAAACAGATGCAATTACTTGTATACCCGATGTCACACAAAATAGATTAAGCGAGCAAGCATTTAGCATAATGAAGAGTCGCGAAGCTTATCGCGGAATGATGTACAGTGATTATCAAGGTTATTCAATTGGATACGGGACTCGTGTAGACATTTTTGGTCCATCAAATCCAATGAGCAAAATAGATGATAATTTAAAGAAAGCTCTGTTAGCTGGACCCAGCGAGTCTGAAGCAAGATTAGCAAGTCGACAAATTGTTGATAGACACGTTGCACCAGCAGTACTGAACACATTGAATAAGGCCAAAGCAGCAGCAGGAAAAACTGTGTGTATTACACAATCACAAATTGATGCATTGATTATGGCAGCGTACGGAAACCCTTCAGCAGCCAATAAAATGGCAGAAGCGTTGGTGGCCAGCGGCGCAGCATCAGCAGACGGTAAGCCTACCAATGAAGATATTGCAAAAATTTGGGCCAACAGCAGCTATTCCAACAGTGCCAATCAGCGCAGTGCTGAAGCAAAATACGCAATGGTTGGCGAAGTAAATGCTGATACCCGAAATCAAACACAGCAACAATTAATGACTGCTGGTGTCAAGTCTGATGAAGCAGCAGTTAAAAATGGCAAAGCAAGGAATCCAAGAGATCAGTGGACTACCCCATTGGGCAACGGCCCTAAAACAGGTTCAAAATCAGAAGCAGCTTACGGAAAGCCAACTGCTCAACAATTGGGGCAGTGGGAAAGAAGCTATTACTTGAACACAGGAAATGTGCCGTACGCATCTAACTTAACCATTGAACAACTTCGCGACAAGTATGGTGCCCCTCATACCAGTGCCAATGTTCCTCCAAACGCCCCGACTGCGGTGTCTTGATAACACCCAGTTTATTGACACCTGGTAAATAGGTGTATGGCACGCTACATATCTAAATTTCGAGGGTACAGTTCAATTGGAACCAGTTTCCTAAGTCCTGTTCGCTTCGACTTGGATCTTGCAAGACAAGATCTATTAAACCACTTTAACACACGTAAAGGTGAGAGAATCATGTTGCCAAACTTTGGCAGCATTGTTTGGGACATGTTATTTGAACCATTAGATGATATAACAATAAATCTAATAGATGCTGATGTACGTGCAATTATTAAAAATGATCCTCGCTGGTCCTTACAAAGTGTAGATATTAGCGAAGGTCCCAATGCATTAAACATCAAAGTAGTGGTAATTTATTTGCCATCTGAAGAGACGGTCACATTACCATTAACCTACGATAAAGGAACTAACACATTATGAGTCAGACAAGACGCCTGGGAAACCTAAATGCCGCTGAAAGCTGGCTGAACAATTATCGTTATCTAGTGAATGCAGATTTCAAAGCATATGACTTTGAAAGCCTTCGTACAACTTTATTAAATCACGTCCAAACAAATTACCCAGAAGATTTCAATGATTTTATCAACTCAAGCGAGTATGTTGCAATCATTGATATGATGGCTTTCATTGGGCAAAATTTAGCTTTCCGTGCAGATTTAAATTTACGCGAGACTTTTTTAGAAACAGCTGAAGTTCGCAGTAATGTATTAAGCATTGCTCGACAACTTGGGTACAAGCCGTTCCGCAATGGAGCCGCTAGTAGCTTTTTACGTGTCAGTGCAATTAACACAACTCAAAACGTTTACGATAGCAAAGGCACAAATTTAGCTGGCAAGACAATTGTCTGGGGCGATCCATTGAATTCAGACTTCAATGAACAATTTACTGTAATTTTAAATCAAACTCTCAGTAAGTCAAACCCCATTGGCAGACCTGTTGCATCAATTACTGCCAACGGATCCACTCGACAACTGTATGAACTTGACCAACCAGAAGATCGAACAATGGTTCAATCTTTCAGTGTCACTGCAAAAAATAACAACAGTTATTCATGCGAACTTATTCCAATTCAAATTGATGCAGTGTCAGAACTTGCAATTGAGAGCGTGCCAAATCCATATGGGTATCTGACAATGTTGTTTAACAATGATGGCAGTGGATACTCTACTCCGTCTAATGGCTGGTTCTTTATGTTCAAGCAAGGTACATTAAAATTTGAAGATTACGTATTTGACACTGCGGTTGAAAATCGAGTCGTTGATTTAGGTGGGTCCAATATTAACGATACAGACGTGTGGGTACAAAGCATTGATTCCACTGGTAAAGTATTGTACAACTGGACGCAAGTTCCAAATACCATTGGCAAAAATATTGTATTCAATGACGTTAACAAAGATGAACGCAAAATATATGAAGTTGTGACTCGTGAAAACGATTCAATATCTATTAAGTTTGGCGACGGCGTATTTGCAGATATTCCAACAAGCAACATTCGAATTTGGTATCGAGAAAGTGCCAATGAATTACTGACTATTAACAAGCAAGATGTTGCAGGATTGCAAGTGTCAATGAGATATAGTGATGCCACGTTAACCGAGCAAGATTTAATTATAACTCTAGAATTAGTTGAATCCATTGGGGCCACGGCCAGCGAAACTATTGCACAGATTAAAAATCGTGCCAGCCGAACAGCCGCTAGTCAAGACCGCATGATCACTGCCAGTGACTATAATGTGTATCCAGAAGGTAAAGTCAGTGGGGTAGATAAAATCACTGCCATTAATAGAACACATGCAGGTCAAAGTGTCTACGCAGATCTGTCAGACCCAACTGGTACATACCGCCCAGTCATCACACAACTGAAAATGTTGCAGAGTACACAAAGTCAAACGACGATGGTAAAGAAGAAATATTCGCCTGGGCAGAAAACTTACTGTTGGATAGAATGCTTCATCAGCTGTACTACAAGAAGTATGAAGCAATTACGCCCGACTCTGCACTCAGATGGATAACCAATGACAAGAGCAATTCAACAACTAACGGCTATTTTGCAACAGAACTTGGTGTAAAACCTGTGCGTATTGGCAAAGGTACACCTGACTTAAAATTTAGAACAATCAAAAAAGATACGCTAATTAAAACCAGCGACGGAACATGGAGCAAGCTCATTGATGTTTATCGAGAAGGATTGGGCGTTAGTGACAACAACGGTGAGAACACTGGATTACGAGCCAATAAACAAGGTGCTGTATTTTTGAATACCATCATCAACGATGGGTCAAACATATTTGTTGATTCATGGTTCCCTGCACTTCGCGCAATATTTGCACCAATTGAAAAAACTGAAATTCTCAATGAGATTGTTTCAAACAACAATTTTGGACTACGCTACGATCAACTTTACGATCGTTGGAAAATTATTAAAACTGACAATTTAAATTCAGTTGACAACTTTAGTTCTGCTAATGCTGGTAGCACCACAGCATCTTACAATGATGCAAGTTGGTTAATTAGATTAGAATACAGCCCGACTACTGCAACTTGGTCAGCAATAGTTCGTCGCGATCAAACAGTGTTTGGTAGTAGCAATCAAATTACATTCCAAAATCAGCGATTTGGAAAAGCATTGGACTCGACCACTAAGCGTGTTATCAATGACAGCATTAAGTTTTTAAAGCAAAATGCTGGATTCACACAAGAAATTGGACTCGACATTGTCGACTATTTTAAATTAGATGACGGGCGTTATGACACTCGTCGCGTACTATTACTTTCACCGGGTATTGCAGATTCATTGGTTCCTACAATTCCTAACGCTGTTAATTTTATAGTTTCACCTGGTGATACTATTAACTTAGAAGCTCTGCAGTTCATTGACGCAGTTGGGCAATATACACTTGCGCCAACTGCAACAGGGACTATAACTGTTTCAGGAAAACAAAACTTAAAAGTGCAACACAATCATGTACCGTTGCGAGACAACAGGATTGATGCAACTACTACCAATATCATTGACATGTTTGTGCTAACAAGCGAATATAACACAAATTATAGAAATTGGATCAATGCCGGCGGAGTTGAATCAGCTAAGCCATTGGCGTTGACTTCGTTTGGATTAGAAAAGTTAATGAGCAAAATTTTACCTTACAAGAGTATCAGCGATAGTATTGTATTTCATCCTGTCAAATATAAAGTAATCTTTGGTAAGACTGCTGATCTGCGCAACCAGGTAACGATTCGAGTTACCAAGAGCGATACCACACGTACAAGCGATGCTGAAATTCGAAGTCGAGTAATCAGTGCAATCAATGCATATTTTGCCATTGACAATTGGGACTTTGGCGAAACTTTTTACTTCACTGACATGGCCGCCTGGGTGCATAAATCACTTGGCGGTGTTATAAGCAGCATAACACTAATACCTAAACAACGCTTGCTAACTTCAGTTGACATGTTTCAAATTCCATGTGAAAGCGACGAAGTGCTAGTGAGCAGTGCTACCGTAGGCGATGTTGAAATCGTAACTACTGCAATGTCAGTCACAAACAAATAATCAAGGTAAACAAATGGAAAAAAATCCAAAGAAGATATCACCCGAAGTCGATAATATTAGAACATATCCTGGTCAATTGTTGAACAATGGTACATTGCCAACGGCTAGCGATATGTTGCCAAGTATTTTTAAAACTGAGACTAACAAAAAATTATTAAGTGCGATTGTAGAAGATTTATTTCAACCAAGTTCAATTGAAACTTTAAACTTTGCAGTTGGACGCCCAACTGCAAATGTATCAAATGCTGATTATTTGCCGCATCGAACCGCTCGTCGACAATTAGAATCTGGCCTAATAGTATTCACTGAGGACGGAGTTGAATCGTTGTCATCAGATGATGTTGCAACAGCCTGGAACTTGAATCAACGTACAACGGAATCCCCGGCAGGACTAAGCATATTAGATTTGCCAATTGACCCGGACAAGTTTTTAAACTGGGGCGACTATCACTGGATTGAAGAACGCATGCCTCTTGTGTTTTTAGATGGCGGCCCAGCTGCTGCCAGCGGATTCAGTGTCGCTGCTGATTTATTAGGCCAGACTCGATTTACATTGCCAGTACAACGCAACGGGCGTCAACTTGATTTGAAAAATGGAATGCGAATTGTGTTTCAACAGCATGCAGCGACTGCAAACATCGAAGGTGATTTAGACGTTGAGTTTGTGTCAACAGGGGCAGGCGAAGAAGTTATTCCAAACTTTGAACCAAATCGTTACAATGCATTGATAATCGAAGTTATTGTAAATGGCGTCCCAAAATTTCAAGACACTGATTATAATGTTAGCGGAAATTCAATCAAATGGATCAATGTACCAACAGCCGGGGCACAAGTACTGGTGCATTTACCTGATTATTTTATTACATTTATTGATGGCCTAGTCACACGTCCATGGCTAGTGACCGGCGTAGGCACCGAAGCTGGTATCAAATTGCTGGGGCTAACATATCAAGATACAAGTTCGGCATACAGTAAGTTAACTGCGGCATTGTGGGATCAAACTGCTGTAACTTGGGACCGAATTGAATGGGACGGTAATATTGCTGGCATTAACAGTAAGCATTATATTCTTCAGCAAGCTGGTGCAGAAAATAGAAATGCACACAGTCGTGTCAATGTATGGATTCATAAAAATACAATTCAAACAGTTGCAGAGTTTTTGGACCTTTCATTTAGCGATATAGCAAGTTCGACTAGTCGAGCACTTCGACCAATTGTTGAGTTTGAAAATACATTGGAACATTATAACCAAGGCAGTAAGTTTAGAGCTTGGGTAAATGCTGCTGAAGAATTAACCAGCTCGCCTGACAGCTATTTAAATCTGTCAGTGAGACATTTGAATATTGCAATTGGTATTGCAAAGAGTACTACAGTTAATTCTGCACTAATAGGTAACCCTCGAGTATTATGGCTAGCAGCAGGCCCTTTCCAAAATAAAATTATCAACTTTAAAAGCACAAACAGTGTTGTTAGAAGTTATGTTGTTGAAACTCCAAACGATGGCGAAACTACTGTTATAGCTTCATTGCAGTTTAAAGAACCAATGGCAGAATATTATTGGGCCAACGGAGTTGCAACCAAGTCAACTTATAGACTTACGCCAACTCAACAGCCGCAATTTGAATTGTACAACAAAGACGGGATCCGTCTAAGCGACTTCCAACTAAGTTCGGGATTTAAGCCTTCAATTACAAATAGCACTATTATCAAATTGCAAGAAGGCACTACCACTGATTTAGAATCTGGTTATAAGTTAAATTTTTTATCAACTCAATTTACAGAATTGTCAACAGATAATTCTGCTAAAAACAGTATGTATAATATATTATACAATCATACGCAGCAAGACTTATCGTATTATTCTGACAGCGTTGGTAATCAGCAAACAGTCAGTGGCCCGTATTCTTTCCGTCGAATTGAAAATAACTCGCTTGACCTAGAACTTAGCAACGGATATCGCCGCGCTTGGTTTAAATTAAAGAGCTGGGCTGGCAGAACGCAGGAAGTCACTGATTCCACTGACATAGCATTAGATAGTACAATGTGGCCAACTTATAACTGGGCCGTACAATTAGCCAATGGAAATGCACAAATAGTTTTTGTAGATGATCTTGTGCCAGTGGTTGACAACTATGCTGTTGGAGCAAGAGACCAGTTGATTACATTTAACCTGTATGATACAACTA